CTTGAAGTTGTTCACCAAAAGATCCATAGGATTGAATAGGTGACACGCATCCAGCGTGTCTCTCGTCACTGTTGGGCACAGTGAGCGCCTTGGCTAGTTTACACGGACTGCCCGCCTTTTTATAATTAGGTATAATAGGTTACAACACAGAGGCTTATTAGACCTAAGTGAGGTTCCGCGGTTTCTAATCCACGGAAGGGCTCCAAGACCCTTAGAGAGTTCTTTAATGTGTGCTCACAAACACAACGGGGAAGAATTTATTATTTCAGTCGTTTGATCTTTTCAGAATTACTAAGGAACTCCGAATAAAGATCATCCCAACTGCGAAAAGTGGACTTCTCCAACCACAATTCAAGCTCTAAAGATGTAATTAACTCTTTGAAAAGTTTAAATTTGGCATCGTACACCTCTCTACCGTAGAAGAAATATTCACGGAGGGCGGTAGTAACGACTGCAATCACTTGCTCTTCTTGAGTAATTGATCTTGAGCGTACCCACACCATCAGCATTTTATCGAAAGATTCAGGATCTAGCGGTGCTAACCAGCACTTAGTCTCATCATTCCAAGCCCATGTTCTCTTAAGGAAGGAAACTTCAGAAAAAGGAATATAGGGAATGCTGACCTCAGATTTATCTGCCATAGTATAGTCTATACCAATGGTTTTAAAAGCCTGAGAAACTGTGGTATGGGTGTACCATGGAATGCGCTTTGACACATTCGCTACATTATCATCACCATATGTCATGAGAGCAACATTATCCTTAAAGGATATGCACTCTTGATTTGGATTAAGTAAGTAGTAAACGTAGCGCATATACAAGCAATTAACCAACCCATTAATTATAACAGTAAGTGGATGTCCTGATGGATTAGATCCATAGAACTGTACCATGTCACCATTAAAATCGACGAGTGGATAGCTTGTGTCCACAGCAATACCCCTGATGATAGCCATATCTTCAGCAGAGTAAAGGTACGATGATTCGCAAATATCTATAATGATATCGAATGCTGCCATCAAGAACAGAGGCGACATTTTCTTATCGAACTTACGATAATCACCAGCGATCATACGATCAGACCCAAACTGTGTCAGATATATTCCCAAATCGTGCCACTCAGTCGATTGAGCGATCACTCCAGGGGCAGACTCGAAG